AGAAGATGTACGCACGCAGCTTAGGATCGATGAGCAGACGTTGCTTGCGCTATGTCGAGATCTAATATACGAAGCGCGTGGAATGAAAAAGATAAGAGATGCTGTGTATGCATTAGATCAGCTTAACAAGATGCTGGGCGGTCATAAGCAACACGCATCATCTAGTATGCGCGATGGCGAGACATACAAGATAGTGCGCATGCCAGACAATGGTATGATTAATAATGATGACAATGATTAAGATATATTAGATTAATTCGTTATTATGTGTTGATATTATGATGCATATATCATATACTATATGATGTGGTCATAGTGATGCGTGCGAGCCAATATATAGTTTGGACGTGCAAAAATTGCGCGTGCGTCTCATCGCGCCCGCATGCGTCCTGTTGTGCCAGCCCCCGCGCGTGTGGAGGCTGGACTTGTCCTTTTGTCGCGCAAATTAGTTGCTGTGCATGTGTATACACCAGCGTTCTATATATTTTTTGCAGTCGTTAAGATCGTCAAATGTATGCGCATCGTATATCATCCTGACTAGATTTTTTTTGATTTTTAAAATCGCAAGTCGCTCATCCTGATCAGTTTTCATGATCGTTCTCCTTGTTTTTTAAAAAATTATCTATACTGATAGTATAGTGTATGTGCGTATAATAGCATCAAGCATATTGCTATATATTATGTAGTCAGTTATTAGTTAATAATGTATTATATATTGTATGTTATCACCACAAAAAGGCGCACAGACTAAATTCCTCGCATCCCGCGCAAATATCACAATTTATGGCGGGGCAGCGGGCGGTGGAAAGACGTATGCATTATTGCTTGAGCCACTGCGATTTTTTCATCTCTCGAATATCAACGCAGCGATTATCCGAAGAGAGCGTGCGCATTTGATGATGCCAGGGTCAGTTTGGTCTGAGAGCCAGAAGATATACGCTGACATTGGCTTTGAGCCAAATCTTACAAATCTTGAGTACACTTTCGGACACGGAAAGTCAAAATTAAAGTTCGCGGGCGTGCAATATGAGAATGATGTCAATAAGTGGCAGGGTGCACAGCTAGATTTTCTCGGATTTGACGAGTTGACGCAATTCACCGAGTATCAATTTTGGTATTTAATCGGACGGCTCCGCTCGACAAGTGGAAAAATTAGACCTTATTGTCGGGCAACTTGTAATCCGGGAAAAGGCTGGGTATTTGACTTGATTAAATGGTGGATCGATGATAAGACATTGTATCCGATTTCTGAACGCTCTGGAAAATTAAGATGGTTGATCAGATTAAACGATATAAATCATTGGTTTAACGGCGAAAATGATGCGATAATTTATCTGCGTGCGCATAAAATTGATGATAAAATTAAGCCAATGTCTATTAGTTTTATCCCAGCGACACTTAATGACAATCAGATTCTGATAAAAAATGATCCATCTTATTACGCTAAACTTGCGCAACTTCCCGAAGATGAACGGGAAAAATTATTGTTCGGGCGGTGGTTATTTACTCCCAAAGGTAATCTATTTCGTACAGAATGGTTCAAGAATTTTGTAATAGAGCCTCGCGATCCAGAAGTTATATTAATCACTACAGATACTGCATCGTCAACAAAAAGTGCAAATGATTACACAGTATTCCAAACCTGGGCTAGAAAAGATGGGGTAATATATCTAATTGATCAGTTGCGTGGAAAATATACGGCAAATGAACAATTGACATTATTAGTTAATTTAATCATAAATAAAAAAGCAAGATACGTTAGCATAGAGCGTGCATCGACAGGATTTCACTTGATAAACGAAATTGTGAGAAAAACTGGTGTCATCCTATTAGAAATGACGCGTAATAAAGACAAATATACTCGCGCTTATGAAGTACAAGAATTTGTTGAGCGAGGATATGTATTTGTTAATCCAGAGTCTTCATATTATTCAGACTTTGTAGCAGAACATTGTGCATTCGCGCCAGAAAATAAAAATAAATATAATTTTTATGATGACCAAGTTGATTGTACAATCGATGCAATCAAACATTTAATTATAGACAAGATCGGTTATAATACAGATGAGCAATTAGTTATCCCCAGGTATATAACAGGATATAAACAAGATATCCACAGGAGAATGTAAAGATGAAAGAAAAAGCAAAGGTAAAAGCAAAGGTAAAAGCAAAGGTAAAAGCAAAGGTAAAAGCAAAGGTAAAAGCAAAGGTAAAAGCAAAGGTAAAAGCAAAGGTAAAAGCAAAGGCGAAATTAGGAACTGGCGAGAGATTTAAAAAATTAAGCAGCAAAGTCTCAAAAGAATATAAGAAAAAAGGAATGAGTGAGAAAAAAGCTGAAAAAGTCGGGTCAGCAGTTGCTGCGAAAGTTGGACGTAAAAAATATGGTGCGAAGAAAATGTCAAAGATGGCAAGAAAAAATAGAGATAAAAGAAGCATGATTGATAAATATTTAAAGGAAAATATGTGATGACAAATAGATATTACATCAAGATACATGATCCTAACTCAAAAATGTTTTCAAAAAGTTTTTATTTGTCAAGGATTAATTCATTGTTTAAATATAAGCCAAAAGATGATATTTTTTTTGAGAAGAGAAAATATGTACATCCAATAGAATTTAGTAAAAAAGATGCGTTGCATATAATCTGCAAATTAAGACGGGAATATCACAAATCATGTGATTATCATGCTATTAGTATAGGAGTATAAATTAATATGTCAGACCAAGATATTATTCAAATAACCCAAAAACAATTGGAAGAGCGGATCGAANAAGAAATAAAAAAGAACACTAAAGAATACAGAAGAAAAAGAAGAGAATTAGCATACAATGATAATATAGTCCAGGACTTCTTAGATAAGAGTGGACTCGTAAAAAAAGAATTTGCAGTACAGTTAATGTCATGGGGTGTAAATTATAAACAAGCAAGATGTTTGCGAGATATTTATTACAAAAAAAAGGATAGAAGACAAATCTGGAAATATATAAGGGAAAATCATAGGATAGATAGTAAGATTCGATGAAAATAAATACTAATAATATATTCAAATTAAGAGACTCTTGGTGTGAATATATGAAAGATTCGTGGGATCGCGGGAACGAATCAGTAAAATTTATTGAATTATCTAATTGCAATAATGATATCACACAACCATATTCCACAGAAATTGAGAGTATGAGTTTCAACTTCTTATTTAAATTGCTTAAAACAGCACAAGCAAAGGCGCGAACATTAGAATTATCCTTAGAAATCAATAACTTATGTGTTGATGACGAAAAAACAGAGGTATTATTTAGACGTATTTTATCTCATATCATGTTGTCTAATAATAGTAAATGTGCAATTTCATCTGCCCTAGATAAATCCTATTCATTTGGACAATCTGCTATGCATGTGCGTCCAGTCCGAGAAGATAACAAGACTCTAAATAAAACTATAAAGATAGAATTTGTTGAAGATGTTACAAGTGTATTTTTTGATAAGGAAGCAAATAGTCCTGATTTCTCGGATGGAAGATTCTGTGGTCGAATACATAAGATTCCAGCAAATAATTTATCTAATAGGTATAAGATTTCTAACATCCAGGATAATGCAATCATTGAAGTTGCAGATTTGTGGATAAAGGAGAAAAAGTCGGCAAAATTTATAGCATTAAAAACTGGAGAGTATAAACGTGAAGATTTAATTTCTAAATTATCTGGGGATGAAATAGATCCATATAAAAAAGTTAGAACATCAAGTTATGAAGTAATTAATTATTATAGAGTTGCAAAAGACCACGATGAGTTCTTAGAAAAAGAAAAAGATATAAAAATTAGTTCATTACCAATAATCTTTGAGAGTGGGACAATAGTATGGGATTCGGATAATAAAAAATATGAGACTTATCCTTTCGGATTCTATATGCAAGATGTGCAAAAACTTATCAATTATGTTGGTTCTGTTATTGCAGATATCTTAAAAAGTACAAAAGCCGATAGATGGTTAATATCTGCTAAAAATCTCGAGAGTGCAGAAGCTAGAAGGACAGCGGATGAGATAAATAGTCGTGAAGGTGCTGTTGTTTTTACAGGTGATCTGTCACAAATAAGGCGCGAATCACCACAACAACTACCACAGGGAATTATACAAACATTTACTCAGTTGCATGCAGCCTTGCAAGAAATGGCTGGTAGTTATTTTGAGAATAATAGTGCACAAATAAAACAATTATCTGGTGTTGCATTAGATAAGTTATTTAATCGGATGGACTTAACTCAAAATCCTATCATTATTGCTCATATAGATGCTGTTAACAGGGTTGCGAAAGTTCTACAACAGATGATGCCTATTTATTTCTATGAAGAAAGAAAGATATGCACAAAGATGGAAGATGGCACAATATCTGAAGATGTAATAAATGATAGATATGAACAACCAAATGGAATGTTATCCATTAGGAATAATATAAAAGATATTG